TTGCGGAAGAAAGAAAAAACGAAAAATTGGAAAAAGAAAATATAAAACTAAAAAACAAAATTTATGAATTACAAAACGAAGAAGATAACGAGGAGTGCGAAGAGGAGTACGAAGAATACAAGGAGGACTAAAAGAATGTATTACAAAGCGGGTGAGATAAAAAATAAAATTATAAACTTTAACGGGTTCGAATTTAAAGTGTCTGCGATGAAGAGACATGACGGTATCAGTATACAAGTTAAGGATATGAATAATGTTCCACTTAAATCATTTCATGTCGTAGATTTAAGCGAACTATATATTGCGACGGATGCAATGCGTGACGTTATAAACGAATGGATTGAAGAACACACAGACGAACAGGACAGACTAATTAACTTAGTCATGAAATGGTAGGAGGTATGAAAAGTGAATGATTTACAAGAGAGAGAATTAGAAACATTCGAACAAGACGACCGATTCAAAGTAACTGATCTAGACAGTGCTAACTGGGTTTTTAAGAAACTGGATGCAATCACAACTAAAGAGAATGAAATCAACGATTTAGTAAATAAAGAAATTGAACGCATAAACGAATGGAAAGATAAAGAAGTAGAAAAATTACAGAGTGGCAAAGAATATTTACAAAGCCTTGTAATTGAATATTACAGAATACAAAAAGAACAAGATAGCAAATTCAAGTTGAATACACCTTACGGAAAAGTGACAGCCAGAAAAGGTTCAAAAGTCATTCAAGTTAGCAATGAGCAAGAAGTCATTAAACAACTTGAGCAACGAGGTTTTGACAACTATGTAAAAGTAACTAAAAAACTTAGCCAATCAGACATTAAGAAAGATTTCAATGTAACTGAAAACGGCACATTGATTGACGCAAACGGCGAAGTTTTAGAGGGTGCTAGCATTGTGGAGAAACCAACGTCATACACGGTAAAGGTGGGAGAATAGATGACTGAAAAAACTAATCAAGATGTCGATATTTTAACGCAACTAGGTGTAAAAGACATCAGCAAACAAAATGCAAACAAGTTTTATAAATTTGCGATATACGGCAAGTTCGGTACTGGTAAAACTACGTTTTTAACAAAAGATAACAATGCTTTAGTACTAGATATAAATGAGGACGGAACAACGGTAACAGAAGATGGGGCAGTTGTGCAGATTAAGAATTATAAGCATTTTAGTGCAGTGATTAAAATGCTGCCTAAAATTATTGAACAACTAAGAGAAAACGGAAAACAAATTGATGTTGTAGTGATTGAAACAATCCAAAAGTTACGTGATATCACTATGGACGACATCATGGACGGTAAATCAAAGAAACCGACATTTAATGATTGGGGCGAGTGTGCTACACGCATTGTAAGTATTTATCGTTATATTTCTAAATTACAAGAACATTATCAATTTCATCTTGCTATAAGCGGACACGAGGGCATTAACAAAGACAAAGATGATGAGGGAAGTACTATCAATCCAACAATCACGATAGAGGCACAAGACCAAATAAAAAAAGCAGTCATCAGTCAATCTGACGTGTTAGCAAGAATGACAATAGAAGAACATGAGCAAGACGGCGAAAAAACTTATCAATATGTACTTAACGCTGAACCATCAAATTTATTCGAGACAAAGATAAGACACTCAAGCAACATCAAAATTAACAACAAACGTTTCATTAATCCAAGTATTAACGATGTTGTACAAGCAATTAGAAATGGTAATTAAAAATTAATTAAAAGGACGGTATAAAAATTATGAAAATCACTGGTAGAACACAATACATTCAAGAAACTAATCAAGAGGCATTCATGAAAGGTGGGGACTTTTTAGGAGCTGGAGAATTTACAGTAAAAGTTGCAAATGTCGAGTTTAACGACAGAGAAAACAGATACTTCACGATTGTTTTTGAAAACAACGAAGGTAAACAATACAAACACAACCAATTCGTCCCACCATTCCAACAAGATTATCAAGAAAAACAATATATCGAGTTACTTAGTAGATTAGGAATTAAATTGAACTTACCAGATTTAACTTTTGACACAGATCAATTAATTAACAAAATCGGAACTATTGTACTTAAAAATAAATTTAACGAGGAACAAGGCAAGTATTTTGTAAGACTCTCATATGTAAAAGTTTGGAATAAAGACGATGAAGTAGTTAATAAACCAGAACCTAAAACTGATGAGATGAAACAAAAAGAACAGCAAGCAAATGGTAAACAGACACCTATGAGTCAACAATCAAACCCATTCGCTAATGCTAATGGTCCAATAGAAATCAATGATGATGATTTACCGTTCTAGGACGTGGTTTAAATGCAATACATTACAAGATACCAGAAAGACAATGACGGTACTTATTCCGTCGTTGCTACTGGTGTTGAACTTGAACAAAGTCACATTGATTTACTAGAAAACGGATATCCGCTAAAAGCAGAAGTAGAGGTTCCGGACAATAAAAAACTATCTATAGAACAACGCAAAAAAATATTCGCAATGTGTAGAGATATAGAACTTCACTGGGGCGAACCAGTAGAATCAACTAGAAAATTATTACAAACAGAATTGGAAATTATGAAAGGTTATGAAGAAATCAGTCTGCGTGACTGTTCAATGAAAGTTGCGAGAGAGTTAATAGAACTGATTATAGCGTTTATGTTTCATCATCAAATACCTATGAGTGTAGAAACGAGTAAGTTGTTAAGCGAAGATAAAGCGTTATTATATTGGGCTACAATCAACCGCAACTGTGTAATATGCGGAAAGCCTCACGCAGACCTGGCACATTATGAAGCAGTCGGCAGAGGTATGAACAGAAACAAGATGAATCACTACGACAAACATGTATTAGCGTTATGTCGCGAACATCACAACGAGCAACATGCGATTGGCGTTAAGTCGTTTGATGATAAATATCACTTGCATGACTCATGGCTAAAAGTTGATGAGAGGCTCAACAAAATGCTGAAAGGAGGAGAATAATGGTTAAATCGATATTTTTACAAGATGGAGAAGAAATTTTTGTTGATGATGAAGATTATGAGAGGGTTAATCAATATATTTGGACAAAATCTTATGTAGATAACGTTAGAAGAATTCACACAAAGACACTCAACGTTAGCTTAAGTGGATTTGTATTAGAAAATGGTTTTCAAAAAATAAAAAATAATGATTTTACCAAAAACAACATCACTTCAATTGGTTATCAACAACGATGGGCAAGGCCTACAAGAAATACTTCGAGTATCTATAAAGGTGTTTATTTAAATCGAAAAACAAAAAAATGGTCTGCTGTAATAAAAATTGATAGCAAATCTAAATATTTAGGTAGTTTTGTTGATGAATGGGAGGCAGCTAAAGCATACAACAGCGCAGTAGATAAATATTGGGACGGACAAGGTTATAAGAATCATAAAAATCAAAATGACTCTATATTTGAATATGAATACAAAACTTACAAAGACCAAAAACGTCGTAGAAGAGGAAAAAGTAAGTTCAAAGGAGTCTATTTAACTCAAAGTGGTTATGTAGCGCAAATAACTTATAAAAGAAAGACATATCATATTGGATGGTCAAAAAATATTTATGAGACTGCTCTCATGTTTAATAAAATTAATTTTTATTTACATGGTTCAGACGTAATCCTTAATGACGTACCTATGACAGATGAACTTAAAGAATTCATAAATAACTGGGAAGTACCGGACAAAATAAAAGCACTGAAAGAAGGTGCTGAGAATGACTGAACAACCAAGTTACTACTCAATAATAACGGCAAATGTCAGATATGATAATCGACTTACTGATAGTGAAAAATTACTTTTTGCAGAAATAACGTCTTTAAGTAATAAGTATGGATACTGCACAGCAAGTAATGGTTACTTTGCAACTTTATACAACGTCGTTAAAGAAACTATATCTCGTAGAATTTCGAACCTTATCAAATTTGGTTATCTAAAAATCGAAATTATCAAAGAAGGTAATGAAGTTAAACAAAGGAAGATGTACCCCTTGACGCAATCGTCAATGCCTATTGACGCAAAAATCAATACCCCTATTGATAATTCTGTCAATACCCCTATTGACGCAAATGTCAAAGAGAATAATACAAGTATTAATAATACAAGTAATAACAATATAAATAGAATAGATATATTGTCGGGCAACCCGACAGCATCTTCTATACCCTATAAAGAAATTATCGATTACTTAAACAAAAAAGCGGGCAAGCATTTTAAACACAATACAGCTAAAACAAAAGATTTTATTAAAGCAAGATGGAATCAAGATTTTAGGTTGGAGGATTTTAAAAAGGTGATTGATATCAAAACAGCTGAGTGGCTAAACACGGATAGCGATAAATACCTTAGACCAGAAACACTTTTTGGTAATAAATTTGAGGGATACCTCAATCAAAAAGCAGAACCAACTGGCATAGATCAATTGGAACGTATGAAGTACGACGAAAGTTATTGGGATTAGGGGGGGGATATTATGAAACCACTATTCAGTGAAAAGATAAACGAAAGTTTGAAAAAATATCAACCTACTCATGTCGAAAAAGGATTGGAATGTGAGAGATGTGGAAGTGAATACGACTTATATAAGTTCGCTCCTACTAAAAAACACCCGGATGGTTACGAGTATAAAGACGGTTGCAAATGTGAAATCTATGAGGAATATAAGCGAAACAAGCAACGGAAGATAAACAACATATTCAATCAATCAAACGTTAATCCGTCTTTAAGAGATGCAACAGTAAACAACTACAAGCCACAAAATGAAAAACAAGTACACGCTAAACAATCAGCAATAGAGTATGTACAGGGTTTCTCTACAAAAGAACCAAAATCATTAATATTTCAAGGTTCATATGGAACTGGTAAAAGCCACCTAGCATACGCTATCGCAAAAGCAGTTAAAGCTAAAGGGCATACAGTTGCTTTTATGCATATACCAATGTTGATGGATCGTATCAAAGCGACATACAACAAAAATGCAGTAGAGACTACAGACGAACTAGTCAAATTACTTAGTGAGATTGATTTACTTGTACTAGATGATATGGGTGTAGAAAACACAGAACACACTATAAATAAACTTTTCAGCATTGTTGATAACAGAGTAGGTAAAAACAACATCTTTACAACTAACTTTAGTGATAAAGAACTAAATCAAAATATGAACTGGCAACGTATAAATTCGAGAATGAAAAAAAGAGCAAGAAAAGTAAGAGTAATCGGAGACGATTTCAGGGAGCGAGATGCGTGGTAATCACAAAACAAAATATAAAAGAAATATTACATTGTAGAGATGTATATGCTCAAAAGATGATTGATTTTGCAAACGGAGACCAAGAGAAACTTAAAAAACTTATTGATGATAAGTTGAAAGAAAAAGAAGAAAGACCCGCAATCGTCGAATATTAAGGAGTGTTAAAAATGCCGAAAGAAAAATATTACTTATACCGAGAAGATGGCACAGAAGATATTAAGGTCATCAAGTATAAAGACAACGTAAATGAGGTTTATTCGCTCACAGGAGCCCATTTCAGCGACGAAAAGAATAGAGACCTAAAACGATTTAAAGGCGCTCACGGGCTTCTATATGAGCAAGAACTAGGATTACAAGCGACGATATTTGATATTTAGAGGTGGACGATGAGTAAATACAACGCTAAGAAAGTTGAGTACAAAGGAATTGTATTTGATAGCAAAGTAGAATGTGAATATTACCAATATTTAGAAAGTAATATGAATGGCACTAACTATGATCGTATCGAACTACAACCGAAATTCGAACTACAACCTAAATTTGGGAAGCAAAGACCGATTACGTATATAGCCGATTTCTCTTTGTGGAAGGAAGGGAAACTGGTTGAAGTTATAGACGTTAAAGGTAAGGCGACTGAAGTTGCCAACATCAAAGCGAAGATATTCAGATATCAGTATAAAGATGTGAATTTAACGTGGATATGTAAAGCGCCTAAATACACAGGTCAAGAATGGATGGTATATGAGGACTTAGTGAAAGTCAGACGTAAAAGAAAAAGAGAAATGAAGTGATTTAATGCAACAACAAGCATATATAAACGCAACGATTGATATAAGGATATCTACAGAAGTTGAATATCAGCATTTTGATGATGTGGATAAAGAAAAAGAAACGCTGGCAGATTACTTATATAACAATCCGAACGAAATACTAGAGTATGACAATTTAAAAATTAGAAACGTAAATGTAGAGGTGGAATAAATGGGCAGTGTTGTAATCATTAATAATAAACCATATAAATTTAACAATTTTGAAAAAGAAATAATGGCAAAGCGTGGGATAAATGCTGGAATTGTTTCTAAACGTGTAAGAGGTTGTTGGGAGTTTTCAGAAGCTTTAGACGCGCCTTATGGCATGCATCTAAAAGAATATAGAGAAATGAAACAAATGGAAAAAATTAAACAAGCGAGACTCGAACGTGAATTGGAAAGAGAGCGAAAGAGAGAGGCTGAGCTAAGAAGAAAGAAGCCACACTTGTTTAATGTACCTCAGAAACATCCAAGAGGACGTTATGCGTGCTACCTGATGGAAAACGACATATTCGTGAAAGTTAAGAAGTAGATCATGACAGATAGCGCACGTAAAGAATACTTAAACCAATTTTTCGGCTCTAAGAGATATTTGTATCAGGATAACGAACGAGTGGCACATATCCATGTAGTGAATGGCACTTATTACTTTCATGGGCATATCGTACCAGGTTGGCAAGGCGTGAAAAAGACATTTGATACAGCCGGAGAGCTTGAAATATATATAAAGCAACATGATTTGGAATATGAGGAACAGAAGCAACTAACTTTATTTTGAGGAGATGGAAATGATGAACAACCGCGAACAAATCGAACAATCAGTTATAAGTGCTAGTGCGTATAACGGCAATGACACAGAGGGATTGCTAAAAGAGATTGAGGACGTGTATAAGAAAGCACAAGCGTTTGATGAAATACTTGAGGGAATGAC